TGGTGTATAAAACCCAATTTGCCAACGCAACCGCAAGCGCTTCAGTAAAAGTTCAAGCGTTCAGCGTTCCGTCCTCAATTATTTTGATGGAGATTTCAGCATGATTGACTATGACCTAATTTTGTCTACAAACTATGCAACTTCGTTGTGGGTGCTTGTAGGAAACACCTATGAAGGTCTCGATTGGTTAGATACAGCACCAAAACCAACACAAGCCGAATTAGACGCACAATGGGCACAAGTTGATTACAGCAATCAAGTATTGCAAGTTGAAACAACACGCCGAACACAATACGAAGCCCAATCTGACGGTTTGTTTTTTGAGTGGCAGCGCGGGACAAACACGCAAGCCGCATGGGAAGCAGCAGTTCAAGCAGTCAAAGACGCAAACCCATATCCACCTGCACCAACTAAGAAAAAGTAGTGCGTTGGCGTTACCTAATCGGCTACGGCATGCTCATTGCAGTCGTTGTGTGGGGATGTTCTGGATGTGCTGATCGGACTCGAATGAACTGCATCCGCACAAAGAACCAAGCAATCACACTCACCACAGAGCTTCAAGTCGGTGGTGGTCGCTGTGGCTAGATACACCAACGACGAAATCAAAGCACGACTCATCCTTGTCGTTGGGATAGGTCTGACATGCGCGTTCGTCGGATCAATTTTCACGCTGCTCTACGGTCTGCTCTTCGTAACACAGCCACTCGAGCAAGCACCGAACGACGCAGAAGCGTTCTCAGTCTTGAATCCCATGCTCATGACACTCTCTGGCGGTCTAATAGGATTACTTGCATCCAACGGACTCAAGAACAAATCAAAGGACGGACACGATGAAAGCTAAAGACAAAGCCCTATTTGCTTCATACGGTCGCTCAGTAATTGCAGCGGTCATCGCGGTGTACTCAACCGGCAGCGCCGATCCAGCAGACTTCGTCAAAGCAGCCTTTGCTGCACTTGTCCCTGTGCTGATCCGTTATGTGAACCCTAAAGATCTGGCTTTTGGTCGTGGCAATAGCGAAAGCTAAAGCTGGAGTCCCGAACGCTAGGGACTACATCGGCAACGCCGACGGGGCATCACCAGCTCCTCGAGCCGGCATGAACGAATGGATCAATCAAGCCATCGCTGCATCGAATGGCGCGCTCTGGAACAACGGTTCATGGGGTCAGCGTGACATGCGCGGAAAGCCCGGATCTCTTTCAGTTCATGCGACTGGCAGAGCTGTGGATCTTTCTTATCGCAAAAGCGAAAAACATCCGAACGCTGGACGCAAAGAAGCGCTTGTCTTTATTGACAAGCTTGTCGCCAACGCGAACGATCTCGGTCTTCAGTGCATCCTTGATTACATGCCAAAAGAACACGGACGCGCTTGGCGATGTGACCGTTACGCATGGCAGAAGTACGACAAGCCAACGATCCACGGAGCTCCCGGCGGAGACTGGTTCCACATCGAGATCACACCACAAGCTGCAGACTCGGTAATCTGGGTCAAAGCAGCGTTCCTAAAGGTCTTCGGAGAAATCCCACCAAAAGCTTGACCTATGCCCTAGGGTCGGAGTACCGACGAAAGGCTAGTGATTATGAGTGAACCACAGTTCTTTGACTACAGCGTCTATGTAGGCGTAATGGATAACGGACAAGAGATCCTCGTACAGATTTTCACAGAACCAGAATCGGGCAAATACCTACTAGGACAAATTGCATTCCGATCGCATGCTTCATCATGGGGCGTGCCTATACCACTGGAGAAAAAATGAACTACTTAGCAGAGAAATTGATTGGGCTAGTGCTTTGCACAGTCTTCGGCATTACGGCTCTCACAGGCGCTCCTAGCGCGTCTAAAGAGCCTTCTGGGACTATTGCCCTAGCGCCGATAAGCGTTGAACCATACCTAATTGAGCCGACCACAACCACCAGCTCCACGATCTACATCGATCCACACTCGACTGCTTGCGAGCAATTCTCAGCTCTTGCAATCAACCTCGGCTGGGATCCGAATCAGCGAACAGTGCTCGAGTCCATCATGGCTCGCGAAAGCGGATGCCGACCTAACGCACATAACAAAACACTCAATCGTGATAAGTCACAGGACTACGGTCTGCTGCAGATCAATGATCGCTCATGGTCAAAATGGCTACAGCGTCAAGGCATCATCAACGAGACTGCAGATCTGTTACAGGCTCAGACTAATTTGCTTGCTGGATTAGCGATTTACAACTACGGCATGGAGCGTTACGGCTTCGGATGGGGACCTTGGAGCGTCAAATGAGTGAAGGCAGTGCATGGAATCAAGGCGAACTAACAGAAGAAACCCGACGAATGGTTATGGAGCAAGCTATGAACACAAATCACGCTATGGCAATCTTTGGTCTAATGGATGACATCTTGGCAGTCAGTCAAAACCCTCACGCATCAATCATCCGTCGTCTTCGCGCAATGAAGAACCAGCTGTCGCTGAATGATCCGATGCCACTTCATGATGTGACTACACTGGACCAAGCAATCAAAGCGCTAGAGGCGCATTCATAGAAAAGGCATCCGACATGTCCGACCATCAGCCAGAACTATTCCAAATTACGACAGGACTCGGTGGCACAAAATATGTGCCAACAGTCAATAGAAATGTGGTTATCACAGCAAAGAAAGCGCATCCAACATCACAGCGCGCAGCAATCAACGCCTATCCAAGATCAGGATCTAAGCGTCAAAAGATCTACAACGCGATCAAGCTCTTCGGTGGAATGACAGACGAAGAAATAGAACGCACACTCGAGATGTCCGGCAACACTGTCCGTCCTTCGCGTGTGTCACTTGTGCGCGACGCTCTTGTCATGGACTCAGGACGCACACGCAAAACCATCTCAGGCAATGATGCGATCGTCTGGGTGGCTTGCTAATGGGATTCGATCTTAGCAACTACGAAACAGTCGAGCAGCGTCTTGTGCGCTTCTGGACCGCATACCCAGATGCACGCATTGAGACCTGCATGATGAACTACGACGGAGACTCTTGCATCTTCCGTGCAGAGCTGTACCGTCACGCTGATGATGCCAAGCCAATGTCAGTCGGCTACGCGCATGAGATCCATTCAGATCGCGGTGTAAATAGCACTAGCTTTGTGGAGAATTGTGAGACCAGCGCGATCGGTCGCGCGATCTCCAACTGTCCAATTCAGTCTCAAGGGAATGGTCCCCGACCTTCTCGTCAAGAGATGGAAAAGGTAGCTCGGCTGGGGGGCAACCTAGCGCCCACAACTGATCGCTTAGCCGGGCAACCATCCACTCAAGAACATGTCCCTCGAGGAGCGTTTGCCACACCAAAGCAACTCGGCTACATCAAAAAGCTTGCCAAGGATGCCGGCATGGATGATCTTCGCTTGCTTGAACTAATCCATCGTGAGCTTGGCGATGACAGCGCGGTCCTTGAACTACTCAAATCACATGAAGCATCCAAGATTATTGAGGTATTGAAGTGAGCGCGTTTGATGAAAAACAAACTGGGGCAACTCCGATCGAAATAATCGATTACTTGCGCGGAGTCATTGACACATTGCGCGCCGAAAAAGCGCTGCTAGAAAAGCGATACGCAGATCTTGAAGCGAGCAGAGAAACATGGCAGAAACTCGCGCGAGCGTGGGAATGGTTAGCAGACAACAAACGGATCGTTCCAGCTGATGAAGCCTGATCTGACGATGAGTGAAGCCGATCTCAAAGAGGTCGTCATTAGTGTCGCGAAGCGGTATGGCTGGCTGATTCATCATGATCTGCCGGCACAGAACTCTCGAGGACGCTGGCTTACCAATGTCCAAGGCGACGCAGGCTTCCCAGATCTAATTCTGCTGCATCCAGTGTCGGGCAAGTTGCTCGCTGTAGAGCTCAAAGCAGAGCGCGGAAAACTCTCACCATTACAGAAGCGATGGCTCATGGCATTCGATGCAGGGTCGCACTTCAATAGCGTCTGGAAGCCCTCTGACATGGAGTACATTCTCTACACTCTGAGCAACTTCCAGCTCTAAACAATCGGCTAGTAGCACGACCTAAGCCATTCGCTCGGCAGTTGGTGACACTCGGTAACGAGGGTAGATCGGCGCGCCCTCAATCATGCAAGACGAAGTGAGCGAGGCAAAGCGTCGAGGCGAGCTGTAAACATAATCAGCTGATGAGTGCAAAGGGTACGGGTTAGGGCAACCCCGTGGGTGGAGCATTCATCCCTGTATGTCTTCTCGGTTCGCATAACATACACATACAACAGGCATCACAGACATGGACACACACACATGAGACCGACATCATCAATAAGGACAAGCCACGCAGTGGCGCGTCAGCACAAGCGAAGCGCGTGAGTCATGGCTCGAGGACGAACAACAGACAACACCGAGTATCGGAACAACAGAGCAGCAATACTCAAAGGGCAACCGCTCTGCCATTGGTGTCAGCGCAAAACAGCTGATACTGCAGATCATCTAGTCGAAGTTGATCGCGGTGGTGACAACAGCTTGAGCAACCTTGTGCCGGCATGTCGTGAATGCAACAGCAGACGCGGAACCCAATACAAGAGCGCGCGAGACCGACAACGAATCCACGACCGAGCCGAAGCAACACGAACCATCGCACAACGAGAACCAATTCTTTACACAGCATTGTCCTCGCCCCCGAGCCCATCGTTCTTTTTCTCCCCAAACAGCGACGACCAGCCCGAACTGGCGCTGACCGGTCACGACCAGCCGAGACTGGCAACGATTAGCCCGGATCAGCTGGGATCGCATGTGGAGTCTGTGGTGGAGTGGGCTCGCAAGTTCATGCAGATTGAGTTGATGGAATGGCAGATCAATGCTTTGCGTGATCAGTTGGCTTTCGCTGATGATGCCGGCGTTGAGCTTGTGACTCGGACCTCACTTGTGTCTTGTGCGCGCCAACAGGGAAAGTCAGTTGCCCTTAGAGCTCTTTCAGGCTGGTGGCTTACCGAGATGCCAAAGATCCGTGGAGAGAAGCAGACAGTGCTTTTGATGGCACACCGACTCGATTCTGCAGCACAGATCTACGAAGAAATTGCTGACATCCTTGAGCAGTACTTTGATGCAAAACTCACACGGTCCTACGGTCGTTTAGCTGCAAAACTTCCAGACGGATCCAAGCTTCTAGTCCGATCAGCCAAGCCGAACGCAGCGCACGGTCTGTCCGTGGATTTGGCGCTGGTGGACGAAGTGTGGGGAATTGACGAAGAAGTGATCGATGGTGGTATTACACCGACCATGCGCGCACGACGCTTCCCTCTTCTGAGCATGTGGTCCACTGCCGGCACAGAAGAATCCAAGGTCATGATGCGCTATCGAGAGATGGGTCTCCGTCTAATTGACACACATCAGCCAACAAACTTCCACTTCCGTGAATGGTCTCCCCCACCAGATCTTGATCCGATGGATCCGATCGCGTGGGCATATGCGAACCCTGCGCTCGGCAAGACGCTTGAGATGTCCACCATTGAGTCAGAAGCACAGCTCCCCGACCGCGCATCCTTCCTACGCTCGAGCGTGAACCTTTGGATCGCGACCGATCGGTCATGGCTCCCTCAAGGTCTTTGGTCGCAGCTTGTCACTTCCGAGCCACTTCCATCTGGGGGAGTGGTTGCCGTTGAGGTGGACTTCAACGACTCGCACTACTACGCCACAAGATCAGTGCTTCTGCCGGACGGTCGGATCGGAGTCACTGTCGCGTTCACTTGCGACACACAGACACAGCTTTGGGATCACATCGCCAAGCTCGCCAAAGATCCGAGCATCCAGTTCGCGCTTACTCCAACGATTGATCTTCAATGCCCACCATCCATCGAGCGTCGGCGTGTCGTTGTTGGCTATGCGGAGATCTTGAAGTGGACCCCAGCAGTCCAAGGATTGATCCGTGAACGACAGATCGTGCATACAGGAGAAATGGCATTAGCAGAGCATGTCGTGCGCGCTGTCTCGGTTCGGACACAAGGCTCTATCGCTGTGAGCTCTCAGCGGTCGCCCGGACCGATAGAACTTTGCAGGACAATGATCTTCTCAACCGCAATCGTTGCCGGCAACAAACACAGTCGAGGGAAGCCACAGCTCGTCGTCGTCGCGAACTAAGATCGGCGCGGAGTCGTGTGTCGAGCCTTTCGTCGGAGAAGTCCCTGATGCGCGACTCCACCAAAAGCCGACCCATCTATGGAAGAGT